AGATATTTGAAAAAAGAGGATACAAAAAAGTCTTTGATAATATTATAATAGATTTTAGCTGCCATCAAACACCGACCTGCTCAAACTGCTCAGCGCGCCCGTTCGAAGACTGGTATATTCATCCAGATTTAGTTGATATAGACTATATAACTAAATTACAAGCAATAAATGGAAACGATTTACATTGGGAATCTATAAAATATTTATAATGATAAAAGACGAAATAATTTTTACCGACTTAGATCTCGACGGTTGCTGCAGCTATTTAATTTATACTTGGTTTAAACAATCTAAACCAAAAGCTATAACATTAAAAGTTTCTAATATAAGAGAAAAATTATTAGGATGGTTAAATCATAATAAAATTGAAAATTATAAAAGAGTATATTTCTTTGATCTAGATACAACTGAAATTAAAGATTTGATAGATAAGCCAAATGTAGTTATTTTTGATCATCATAAATCTCATATTAATGAGTATGATTTTGCGAAAACATTTATTGATATAAATCAACAATCATGTAGTAAGTTCATTTATCAAACATTTCGTCACATTTATCCTAAAATTAACTTAACTAAAGAACAGAAAAAATTAATAGCGCTTGCAAATGATTATGATTGTTATGAATTAAAATACCCTGAAAGTAATAGATTAAATTTCTATCTCTGGTATAAAAACGGAGATAAATTACAAAATTTTATTAATGATTTTGAAAATGGGTTTTTTGGCTTTACTACTGAACAAAATAAAATTATTAGCTATCATTTTTATAAATTTAAGAAAATGAGAGAAAGTGTGGATTTATTTAAAGCGAAGCTCTCTATCGCTGGGAAGGAATATAATTTTATTAGTACATTTGCTAGCGAATATATTAATGATTTAGGACAATATATAGTCGATAGTTATGAGTGTGATGTGTGTATGATGATTAATTTAAAAAATAATAGAGTATATTTACGTAGAAATAAAGATATTGATTTTAATTTAAGCAAATTTGCAAAAAAAATATGTGATGGAGGCGGCCATGAATATGCTGCTGGTGGTATATTAAATGATACTGTGCTGGCTTTAAGTAAGCGATTTGAACCATTAAATCGAAACACAATATATAATGGATAATCCGTATACAATTTTAGAGAAAAAAGATATTGTACATACATTTTTAATGTTATGTAGTTTTGTCTCTATGTGTGAAAATAGAAAAATAAACCTTGCAAATGTGTTTTTATTAGTCTTAAAAGAAGAAAAATATAGAGAACTTTTTAAAGAGTCATTAATAATAGATAATAATTTTGGATTAGTGAAGACATTCTTACGGCACGACCCGTATTTATATAAAAGTAAATATATAACTAAGTATCTTAAGAAGAATTCTATAAATCTATGAATGAGTTATCAATGTTTGAGAAAACAATATATAATACATACCTTAAGACTTCTAGAAATAAAAAAGGATTCACGCCTAGAAAAGATTTTAAGAATTTAGACGACGAAAAATATGTCTTACTTAAGAAAATATCACAAACCTTAAAAAATAAAAAAATAGACCCAACTATATTTTTTAATGCACCGTATCAATTACATTGTGAGAAGTATGTACCTCTTAAATTTTATAGTACATTTAGAGCTGTTTCAACATATAAAAAATATACACAAGAAATAGAACTAACTATTCCTGATCATACGTTTAATCTCACTAAACTTAGAAACGGTTTTAAGTTTATTTATGATAAATGCGTCGAGCATAGACTAACCGACTGTAGAGACTATTTAAATATACAAAATGGAGTATATCCAGATCTTATCTTAGACTTAAAAAAAGGAGATATTAGTTATTATTGCCTATTAGCTCTCGACTTATCAGAAAAAAATATTAAGCTAGAAAAAAATATAGTTGAATTTGTATGTAATAGCTTTTATAATACTTTGAGTAGTTTGAGATCAAGGTATACATTCTCGAAGAAAATGAAACCATTGGGAATAAAATTAACTAACACTGTAAATAAAATATTAAAAAGAAAATGACAACGAATATGTTCGAATCAATTAAGGGCGCGATGGTGAAATCCTCGCAACACAATACAACTAGTAACATTATGCGGCTAAAGCCAGGTAATACATATACATTACGTTTAATTCCGTTTGTAAAGGACCCTGGTAAAACGTTTTTTCGTTTTTATTCCCATGGGTGGGTAAGTGAAATGACCGGTCAATATCTGAGCGCTATTAGCCCTCAGACATGGGGCGAAAGAGACCCTATTGCTGAAGCTCGTTATAGGATCTCTAGGACTGGTTCTGAAGAGGAAAAAGAAAAAGCTAAAGCTTTAAACCGTAGGGAAAATTGGTTAGTAAACGTTTATGTAGTAAATTCTTCGATTCGGACGTCAATTACATAAAATTGTAATGGAGGCGATGGAAGGTGAGGATGTAGATGAGTTTGGTGAACGTATTTTTGATCTTTCAGGCACTGGATGTAACTTCCGTGTTAAAGTAGAAGAGCAAGGAGGTTATCCGACATATGTTAGTTCGAGGTTTGCTAGTCCTTCAAAAATTTCAGGAGTAACAGATGATAGCATTAAGGATATCTATGAGCAAACATTTGATTTAGAAAATGTCTTTCCTGTTAAGAGTTATGATGAACTGCAAGTAATGCTTAATGAACATTATCACGGTGTTACAGAAGACGCTGCAACAGAAAATATATCAAAGGAACCGGCGAATACATCTAACGATGATGATGATTTAAATTTTGACGATCTAGAGCCATCATCAAAAAAAGATTCTGAATCTACAGTTGATGATAGTAAGGTAAAAGAATTACTAGACAGTCTTGACTGACCGATGAACGAAGAAGATGCAATAAAATATATGGTGCATGATATGAATGCTGAGGCTCATGGCCTAAACAAACAGCTTATTCAAAAAAGCGCTACAATGCAAGATATTCCTTTACAAAAGGATATATATCAACAACCGCAACGTCCTCCTGGCCCACCTCGACAAGCTGGTCCTCACATGGATCAACCCGCACCGCAACAAGTCCATAATACAGATCCCGCTCTATTGAATAGCTTAATAGAGCGGGTATCTAATGTAGAAAAGCAAATCACTAAATTTGTAAACTTAATTGAAAGACAAATTGCAAGAAATGCAAAAGAAATTAATATACGAATTAAATTAGATAATGTTTCTGCCAATAAAGAATAAAGATAATTTTATTCAAAATTATCTGACCCCAGTATCAAGATTAAACTCATCTGCGACTTTAGAAATACATAGTAATATATCTACAGTAGTTCACAATAATTCTAATATTTTTCTTAAAGCAGAATATAAAATCGACTGGGATGATCACCCAGACGAAGGTACTCTATGCCTACCAGATACAATAAGATTAATTAAAATTTTATCATGCTTAGACGAAAGCGATATACATCTTGAAATAGAAGAAAATTGTATAAAGTATAGCAGTAATATTAACCGATTTACATATCATTTATTTGACGATAGTTTATCGAATAATAACCCTTTTGATTTTAATAAAATTGATGATATTACATTTGATACAAAATTTAAATTAACAAAAGAAAAAAATAATACAATATTAAAAGCACTACCATTTGTAACTGAATCTAGTAAGATATATATTAAAACTGAAAACACAAACGTATATGCTGAGCTATCAGATAAAAAATTACAAAATGTAGATAGTTATACAACTTTATTAGCGGATGAATATAATGGAAAAGATTTAGATTACGAATTAATTTTAGATGTTGAATTATTTAGACTTATTTCTACATTAAATTTTAATGAAGCAACTATTAATATTAATAACCAATATAAAATGCTTATGCTTAAACTTAATATCGATAATATCGAGCTTACATTTGTTAGTACGAGCTATAAAAACTAATGAAAAATAAAGTTACGACATGTGGATACTTTATTAAGCGCTTAAGAGATAACGGATATACAGTAAATAGAATTTTCTCAGATTATACGTCAACTGATCCTCGTAGATGGACTATAATGATTAATCCAGAAGCAGCTGCTTTATATATAACTTGCTATGTTAATTATGACTGGAGTGGAGATTTTAAATTTGAACTAAACGACGGTGTTCACTTTAAGAATTATCAATTAAACACTGATAGTATGGAAGTGATTATGACTAAGTTAATTGAAAAAGATATTACCCCTAATGAAAAAATCAAAACATAGAAATTTCGACAATTTATTAAAGTCTAGTATTAGCGCGGCCGAGTCTATTGAGACTAGCGAACAAGATATGTCAGTTATTAATGACTATTTAGCTGAGCACTTAAAATCGTTCGTATTATTAGGTTATGATATCAAGGGAGAAAGTGTAGTGATAGCCTCTGGTAAGACACCTCAAGATTATGATGCAATAGAAACCTTATTACGCCGCG